ACCGTACGAGAAGAGAAGTTCCAAAAGAATAACATGATTGAACTTCCATCTACTACTGACTCTGAAGGACTCAAGTCCCTTGTTCAGCAGTTGATAACTTGGAAACCTAATAGCAGGGGCAAGACTGACTGCGTTATGGCGTTATGGTTTGCTGTGCTTAGAGCACGGGAGTTCATGCAGCAAACAAATCATTTGCAAAAGTTTTCATCTAACAGATGGACAACTAGAGCACAGTCAGCACAAAGATACACAATCAACCTAGATGAAGCCTTTTCAGAACAATGGGCCGAACAATACGGATAAGGACGCACTATGGCAAATCCAATCAAGTTAGTTAAAGCAGTTAAGAAAGCAGCAGCAAAGAAATCTGCATCTAATGCAAACAAGCGTGGACTTAAGGCTGCTAATAAAATTAAATCTGGTTCTAAAAGTGTTTTACATGATAAAGAAAAAAAGAATTATCAATATTGGGACGAAGCATATAATCAATTTGCAAAGGATACAGGTAAAAAGAGTGGCACTTTTGGAATAAGTACAGAAAATGCGCTTAAACTTTCAAAGCCTGCTCGCCCCAATCGTGTCCGTGGTGGAAGTATGGGAAGTAAAGTTAACTGGCCAAAGGGTATGAAGTAATGGCTAAGTCTAAGAAGATGGCACCTGGTGCTTTTAAAAAATCTAAAACATCTCCAGTTGCTCCAGTACTTTCCGATTTGTTTATTCCTAAAACCATAGGAGATGCTGCTATGTATGCAGTGCCATGGGCTAAAGCCACTCGTGCAGTAGGTGGTATTGTTAAAAAGGGTTCAAGGTTTGTAGGTAAGACTTATAAGAATATGGGTAGATAATGGCTGTCTCAAAGATTGCAAGCATCATTGCTAAGAAACGTCTTGCTGATATTGCTAAGAAAAAAGTAGCAAAGATTCCTCGTGGAGAAGCCCGTGAGGTTGCTAGAGAAGCACGTAAACCTATTGGTGGCATGAGTGCTCTTAAACGTTCTGGCGGAACTATTCCAACTAGACCAACAAAAGTTCCTAGAGACCTTTCTGTTAAAAAAATTACACCACCTCCTGGCAAGCGTAGTATTTATCAAGAAAGAATTAATAGAGCAGTTAGAGAAGGAACTGGTGTTCCTGAACGTAAAGGTAAAAAATATACTGGACCAATTAATCCACCTGGACCTAAGAATCGTCCAGCAGGTTTAAAATCTAGTTCTAAGATAGAAGAGCGTGAGCCACGTCCAAAGCCTTTATCAAAATTAGAAACTAGTATTTTACGTGAAGTAGGTAAGCGTGATTATAATACTGGTGGAGTAAATCCACTTGCTTTTAAAGTGCAACAACAAGAAGCAGACCGTAGAGTTATTAAAGCATTACGAGAAATTAAAACAGCAGAAAAGAAAGTTAAGCAAGTAGAAAAAAGAAATAGACGTAGTAGATAATGGCTAATCCTAAAAAAATAATCAAGGGTGTTAAGAAATTAACTAACAAGCAAAAGACTTATCAAATTCGTGGTGCTGAGGCTAAAAGAGAAAAAGAATTAGCAGAGCGTGGTGGTAGAGCCTCTCCTGAATTTATTGCAAAACTTAAGAAAAAAACATTTAAAGAAATTGAAAGAAAAACTGGAAAGCCGATAGATACAAATAAGTATCTTAAGAAAGGCAAATAATTGTTATCAGTAAGCCAAATATCTGCAAGAGTAGAATCTTTACGTAGTCGCTCATCAGAGCGAGACCGTAGACAACTAGATGTACTTGCTGTGCGTAAAGGACAGATATCACAGGTATACCCTGAGTTCTTTCCAGAGGGTGTAGATGCTAACGTAGTAGCAAACTTTATTGACATTGTTGCCCGTGACCTGTCTGAGGTAATGGCTCCACTGCCAGCAGTTAATTGTTCTGCAGCCAATCAGGTATCAGATAGAGCAAGAGTCTTTGCTGATAAGCGAACACGTATTGCAACAAATTATTTTAGTAATTCAGATTTACAAGTACAGATGTATCAAGGTGCAGACCAATACATCACATTTGGTTTCGTCCCATTCATTGTTGAATTAGACGAAGAAGCAGGGCTACCACGTATCCGAATAGAAAGTCCGATTGGGGCTTACCCAGAGTTTGACCGCTACGGACGTTGTATTGCCTTTGCAAAGAAATACTCACTTACACTTGCGGAACTGGTTGCACAGTATCCTGAGTTTGAGATTCAACTATTAGGTGCTGACCGTTATGAGCAGAACCTAGATGCACGTATTGACCTTATTCGTTATTACGATAAAGACCAATCAACCATCTTTATTCCATCACGGAATAATCTAGTTTTATCTCAAGTCAAAAACCCACTTGGTAAAATGCAAGTTGTGGTGGCAAAGCGTCCATCACTAGACGGTGAGATGCGTGGTCAATTTGATGACGTACTAGGTATCCAACTACTTCGTAATAGGTTCGCATTACTTGCGATGGAAGCAGCAGAGAAATCAGTACAGGCACCAATTGTTGTACCAGGCGATGTTCAAGAACTACAGTTGGGTGGAGATGCAATCATCCGCACCAACTCACCAGCAGGTGTGCGCCGTGTAGATTTAAATATTCCACCAGGTGCGTTCACTGAGCAACAAGTATTACTTAATGAGTTGCGTACTGGTACACGTTATCCAGAATCAAGAACTGGAAACATAGATGCATCAATAGTCACGGGACAAGGCGTTCAAGCGCTTATGGGTGGCTTTGATACACAGGTTAAATCAGCCCAAGCAATCTTTGCTTCTGCTCTTAAAGATGTTATCTCTGTCTGTTTCGAGATGGATGAAACATTATTTAATTTTGTTAAAACAATTCGTGGTGTTGATGCTGGTTCTCCGTACTCTTTAGAGTACACACCTTCAAAAGATATTAAGGGTGACTACTCAGCCGATGTTCGTTATGGCATGCTTGCTGGTCTTAACCCAGCACAGGGACTTATCTTCATGCTACAAGCACTTGGCGGTAAATTAATTTCTAAAGATATGGCTATGCGTGAACTACCATTTGGTATTAACGTAACCCAAGAACAAGAAAAAATTGAAGTGGAAGAAATGCGTAATGCATTAGTAGGTTCACTACAGGCATACACACAAGCAATTCCACAACTAGCAGCATCAGGTGGGGATGCATCTGATATCGTAAAGAAAATCGCACAAGTAATTAAAGCCCGTCAAAAGGGAATATCAATTGAAGATGCGATTGAAGATATCTTTACCCCAGAATTACCTCCTGCTGGTACCGAACAAATGGTTGAGCAAACGTCCCCTGCTCCCGCAGGTCCAGTAGGAGGCTTACCTTCACAACCACCACAAGGTGGTGGATTGCAAAGTCTTTTATCTAGTCTAAGTGCAGGTGGTAGGGCAAGTGCTAGTGCAAGGACAGTAGTAAGAAGATAACTAAGGTGGGGGACAATGACAGCAATAGTTGGAATACAAGGTAAAGGCTGGGCTGTATTAGGCGCAGATACTGTAACCTCATATCAAGACAGACCATATGTAGCCAAGGGATGCGACAAGATAGTCAAGATTGGTGAGTATCTAATTGCAGTTGCAGGTGATGCAATTGTGGGAGATATTCTTAATAACTTATGGCAACCACCTAAAGTAATTAAGACTCAAGACCCAGATAGATTTATGATGATTAGAGTATTACCATCTATGAAGCAAACCATAATAGATGGCGGATACGACCCAACACCTAAAACAAAGAATGATGATGATTCAGGTTGGGATGCATTAGTTTGTTTTAATGGTAGGTTATATCAAGTTAGTGATGACTATGGATATATGCGAGATGACAAAGGTTTATATGCAATAGGTTCTGGTGGAACCTTAGCCCTTGGTGCGTTAGCAGTACTAGAGTCTGAAACTAAAACTCATGCTAAAGCATCTGGTGCGGCAAAGAAAGCAATCAATATAGCAATTGAATACAATGTGTGGTGCGGTGGTACTGCAAATGTTAAAACACAATTTACTAAGTAGGAGATATTATGTCAATGATGGAGCAAGGTGGATATAGAAAACCGAATAACCCAGCCCCAGTATCAGGCCCTGGCGCTCTTAGTCAACGTACTGACGGGGGTCCAACACAACCCGCAACCTACATGGCAGGACTACCATACGGACAAGGACAACAGAATTACGACAACCAAGTAGCAGCACCTATGGCTGGCAATCCTGTACCGCAAATGGAGATGCCAACACCATTGTTAGCCCCTACTGCACGTCCTTCAGAACCCATTACTACTGGAGTTGATATAGGAGCAGGTGCTGGTTCAGAGGTAAAGCCAAGACTACCTAATTCATCATATACAATTCAAGAAGTAATTAGAAATTTAATTCAATATGACCCATCTGGTGAGGCTGAGTTAATATACAGAAGTCTAACTGACGAAGGATACTAATGGCATATCGTCTTAATCCAATAGTAGCCAAGGCTAGCCCAAATCTTTATGCTGCTGCTAAAGCAGCAAATATACCTATGGACCAAGGTGGACAACTAGAGCAGTTTAGTTGGACTGTTGAAAAAAACAAAAAATTAAATACATTAAGAATTGATGATGCCCGTAAAGAGTTTAATAACTTAGACCCTAGTGCACAAGAAAAATTAAAGTTTTTATTTCCAGAATCAGATTATCAACTACCAGAACCAGGGGCTAGTAATTATCTTACTGGAGCAATTAAGACTGGATTTAATGTTCTTAAGAGTCCATTAGTTTTATTATTTAAAACTGCTGGTGTTTTTAATAGAGTAATTAATACACCTTATTTGCTAGCACGTCAGGCTTCACAGGGTGAAGGTTTATTTACCAAAGAGTCATTTAGTGATGCTTGGGATGGTCGTAGAGTTTATGACCAAACTTCATTAAATGAGGCTGCAGATTACTTTGGTGTTGAAAAAGTAGAGATAGCAAAAGGTTTAATTGCTGGTAAAAAACCAGGTGAGATTATTGCCAGTGCTGGTGGTCAAATAAATGAAAAATTATTAGATGCTTTAGAAGAAGCATACAATAATCCAGAGTCATTCCAACAAGTAATGGATGGCGTTAAGAATGCACAAGTATCTCCAGGTAGAGATGTAGCACGTGCAACTGGAGTTCAAGGTGTTTCTGGTCCTATAGATTTTATATATCAAATTGCTGCCGACCC